GTCAGACACAAAGCAACAAGATTAAGAAATGGTAAAATTGGTTATCCAGAAATTATAACAATTTAATGGTATTAGAAATATTAAGACAATATCCAGGATTACAACAAGAACGAGTAGGGCAGGCATTAAGAACTAATGTTGCCGCACCAACTGGTGGTCTTAATAGTAGAGATTCTTTGTCGCAAATGGAAGCTACAGACGCTCCAGAAATGAGAAATTGGTTTCCTTCACAAGGTAAATTAGTAACAAGAAAAGGATATTCAGAATACGCAACAGGATTAAATGGCAATGTAGAAACTTTAGCAGAATTAAGAGATGGTACAATTAAGAAATTTATTTGTGCAAATTCAGATGAAATAAACGATGTCACAAACCCCTCCTCAATAACCAACTTAGGATCAGGATTTGCAAATGCCAGATGGCAAACAGCAAGCATGAATGGCAATTTATTATTATTTAATGGAGTGGACACTCCTCAAGTATATAATGGCACAAGTTTAAGCAATTCAACTATAAACGGTACAGGATTAACAGCAACAGAATTAGATGGTTGCAATGTTCATAAAAATAGGCTTTATACTTGGTCAACTGATGATTCTTGTTTTTTTTACGGAGCAACAAACGCAATACAAGGATCTTTTACTAAATTTGATCTTGCTGGTATAGCTCCTTATGGGGGTAATTTAATTGCTATGGCAACTTGGAATCACGATGGAGGAGACGGAGTTGATGACTATGCTTTATTTATCATGTCTAGTGGCACTGCTATATTATATGATGGATCTGACCCTTCTGATGCTAACAACTGGAATTTAATAGGTATATATAAAATAGGATCTCCATTGAGTGTTAGATCAGTTGTAAAAGTAGGTGGAGATGTTGCAATAATGACAAGCCCAGACTTTGTATTCTTTTCAGAAGTATTTAAGAATGGTGGGGCAGTAACTTCTCAAACTAAGTTATCAGGTGTAGCTTTAGACTCTGCTAATTTTTATTCTTCTAATTATGGTTGGGAGGTTGTTTTATATGCAAAGGCTTCAATAGGTGGTTGGTTGTTTTTCAATGTACCAGTTGCGACTAATTCAACTTACAAACAATATGGTCTAAATACAATTACAGGAGCAGGATTTGAGTTTTCAAATATGAATGCAAGAACTTGGGGATTGTACAATAGTAGTTTGTATTTTGGAGAAGATGGATCTATAATGAAAGCAGATGATGGTTTAAGTGATAATGGCAATAATATCCCTTGCACAGTGCAGGCGGCTTATTCTGATTTAGGTTCACCACAAGAAAAAGTAGTGAATGAATTTAGAAATATAATTAATGTTGATGGTAATGTTGTTTTAAACACATCTATTAGTTTTGATTATGGAGCAAGAGCAGTAACTCAAGATGTAAGCAGTGTTTCCTCTGGCGTTCCTTGGGGGTCTCCTTGGGGGTCTCCTTGGTCTCCTGTAAGTGCAATTAGGAACGAATTAGTTGTAACTTCTGGTGAAGGTGTAGCTTTAGGTATGAAAATTTTTGTTGCCTTAAATGGTCAACAGCTTAGTTGGTACAGAACTGACTACAGCGTAACAGTTAATAATATTTTATAATGGGAATTGGTAGTAGTTTTAAAAAAACATTTAGAAAAACTATAGGAAGCAGTCTCGGCGGTGCTTTAGGCATTGATTCAAGCTACACAAGAGACAGGATGGCTAGTATGGGCAGACCAAACTCAACTCCAGAACAAATAGCGACAGCTAATTTATTTAGAAACTTATCACCAGAACAGCAAAAAGATTTATTATTAAATAATCCTAATATCGAAGGTCCTGGAGGAAGACAAATCTACGACCCCTTAACAAATACTGTAAGAATCGAAGAATCAGAATTTCAAGCAGGACAAAGAGGAAGGCAAGAAAGTTTGGCAAGAAGTTTATCAGAACAATTACAAGGTGTAGAATTATCTGATACAGATCCTGAGGCAAGATTTGAACAAGGCAGGCAACTACTAGAGCCAGCTTTTACAGAACAAAGAGAGCAACTAGAGCAATCTTTGGCAGATAGAGGCTTACCATCAGGCAGTGAGGCATACGCAAGAGAATTGAACAGATTAGAATCTTCACAAGGTAGGCAGTTGCAACAACTATCTTTTGAATCAGTACAGACAGCAGAGGCTCAAAGATCAGCGAGGTTTAACGAATTAGCATCCTTACTTGGTAATGCTCAAGTGGGTGGAGTAGGTTTTGAACAATTTCAATCTAATTTTAGTGGGTTAGATTTATTTGGAGCAGAACAAGCTGGATTAAATAGAGCTTTTCAAGGCGAACAATTGAGAAAGCAAAGAAGTGCAGACAAAAGAAATGCAATGATTGGTGCTTTAGGAAAGATGGGAAGTGCTGGTATAGGAACTTTATAAAATAAAAAAGAATATGGCGATAAATAGAAAACTACTAGAGCAAGAATTAAAAAGAGCAGGACAAATAACGCAATCTGCAGTAAGTGGAAAAGGTTTTGATCCTCGAGGCGGTTATGGAGTATTAGCTGCACAATTAGGAACTGCTGCAATAGGTGCTTTTGCTGAAAAGAAAGCTAGAGATAAACTAATGCAACAAGAGGAATTGAGAAAGCAGAAGATGGGGGCAATGCTAGAAAGTCAAGGCTTATCTCCTGATTTAGCTGGCTTAATGTCTCCTGCAACTCAAGATGCTTTTGTTAAACAAATTGTTAAATCTAAACTAACTACACCTGCCGCACCAAAATATGATATAAGAGAGGGCGAAGGGGGTTTTGTAAGGATTGATCCACAAACTGGAGTAGCAGAACCAATAAAGACTGCACAAGGCGAACCATTAAGAAGTAAGGTAAAGGAGGGTAAAGCTAAAGATTTAGAATTATCAGAAGGGCAAAAAGCAGCCGACAAAGAGTTTGCAAAAGAATATGTGGATTTTAGAGCAAAAGGAGGGTATGCAGACGTTAAAAAACAAATGTTACAATTAAGAGGAGTAAGCGATGACCTTTTAAATAGTAAGAAAAATTTAACGGGTCCTGGATTCGGTTTTGTACCAGATAAAATATTAGCATTTACAAACCCAGATGCATTATCTACAAAACAAAGAGTTGAAGAAGTTGTTCAAAGAAATTTAAGATTAATTCTTGGTGCGCAATTCACAGAAAAAGAGGGGGAGAGATTAATATCTAGGGCTTATGATGAAAGATTACCCGAAAAAGAAAATGCTAAAAGAGTAAACTCTTTAATTGAACAGATGGATAAGGCAGCAAGATCAAAAGAAAGTGCTTCAAGATACTTTGAAGAAAAAGGAACTTTAAAAGGTTGGAAAGGTAAAAAGTATACTTTATCTGATTTTAATAAAAAATTAGGTATAAAAGAAGAAAAGAAATTAGAAGGAACTTCTAAAGAGGATAGTAATATAATTGATTTTAATAATTTATAATGCCTGATATAAGATTGCCAGATGGAAGAATAATTAAAAATGTGCCAGAAGGTACTACCAAAGAGCAGTTGACACAAAAATTGATTAATAGAGGGTTGCTAAGTGGTCAAGAAGATTTTATTCAAAAAGATAAATCTTTACTCTCTAAAATAGGAACTGCGACAGTAGAGGGGTTAGCAGGATTTACTGAAGGATTAGGCAGGGCGGCAGTAGGTGCAACACAACTAGGAGCTGAACTATTAGGACAAGAAGAATTTGCAGGAAAGATAGGGCAACAAGTAGCTAAAGAAAAAGAATTAGAAAAAGATGATCCAACAGCAAGAAAGGTAGGGCGTTTTATAGGAGGTATTGCACCAGCTTTACCAGTAGGTGCGGGCATGGGATTAATAAGAGGAGGTATAGCAGGAGGTGCAGCAGCAGAACTTATAGAACCAACAGAAAAAGGAACAGCAAAAGAAAGAGTGGAGCAAGTAGCATTAGGTGCAGGGTTGGGCGGTCTAACTGGTGGAGCTTTACTTGGTGCAGGCAAAACAATAAAAGGCACTGCAGGATTAGTAAAAAGGCAATTTGTAGCAACCAAGCCAGAAGATATACTTGCAAAAGGCATAAGACCAGAAGATGCTCAACCAATATTAGATAAATTACAAGAAGGTAAAATTTCAGTTATTCCAGATGTAGCAGGAGACGAAGTAAGAGGATTGACAAGAAGTATTGCAAAATTACCACAAGCAAAAGATGTAGTTACTGATGCACTAGAACAAAGAAGTTTTGGGGCAGTAAAAAGGGTTAGCGAACAACTGTCAAAAGATATATCCCCAGTAGGGGCTTATTTTGGCAATATAGATGATTTAGCAAAAGCAAGAAGCGAAGTTGCAGCACCTTTATATGAAAAAGCCTTTAAACAAAATACAACTTTAGATATAAATAAAAATAGGGAACTATTTAATAAAATAGCTCCAGATATCGCTGATGCTAAGAATAAATTTAGATTATCAAGTAATATAAGTGATAATTCAATAGTGATGCTTGATGCCGCCAAAAAGTCTTTAGATGACAAGATAGGAAAAGCAATCACACAAAGAAAAAGGCAAGAAGCAAGTATATTACAAGGAATTAAAAAAGAGTTAGTAAGCAAACTTGACCAACTCAATCCAGATTATAAAAAAGCTAGACAAGTATTCAGTGATTTTGCTTCAATCCAAAATGCACAAGAGCAAGGGTTAGAAATAGTAAAAAAAGGAATAACCGCCGAACAAGTCAAAAAGATGATAAAAGAAATGAGTGTTGCAGAGAAAGACGCTTTTAGAATTGGGCTTAGAGAGGGGTTAGATAGAGTGGTTAGAAATACTTCAATAGGCAATGATCCTGCTAAAAAGATATTTAATGATTTAAGTATTGTAGATAAAATAAAAGCCGCTTTAGGAGATGGAAAGAAATTTACAGATTTTAAAAAGAGAATGCAAGAAGAGATAGCGGCGGCTGATACTAGATTTAAAGTATTAGGAGGCAGTAGATCAGATTTTAATTTATCTCAAGACGATGTATTAGATAAAATAGTAAGTGGTGCAGAGGTTGCAAGAGGAGGTAAAACTGAATTGCTAAGAGTAACTGTAAATGCTTTAAGAAACAGAGCTGCAGGACTTAATAAAAAAAATGCAAAGCAAGTTGCCGAAATATTGGTAAACAGAGAAAAGGGAATTGAAGCATTGCAAAATATAATAAATAAAGAACAAAGCAAAACACAACAAAGAATATTAAAAGATTTTGTAAGGTCTTTAAGACCAGAGGTGTTAGGATCTCAAGCTTTACAAAATGATTAACAATAAATTATAAAGTTATGCCAAAAGGATTATACGCAAACATACACGCAAAAAAGAAAAGAATAAAAGCTGGTAGCGGTGAAACTATGAGAAAAAAGGGTGTTAAAGGTGCACCAACAGCGAAAGCATTTAAACAAGCTAAAAGAACAGCTAAGCCATACAAAAAGAAATGAGAAAGAAATCAGTTAATTTGTCAGTAGGAAGAGGCGAAAAATCTAAGAAAGGAGGATTGACAGCCAAAGGTAGAGCTAAATATAATAAAGCAACTGGAAGCAATTTAAAAGCACCTGTTACTGCTAAGCAAGCAAGCAAAAGTAAAACAGCAGCTGGAAGAAGAAAGTCTTTTTGTGCCAGAATGTCAGGAATGAAAGGAGCAACTTCTAAAAATGGAAAACTAACTAGAAAAGGATTAGCTTTAAAAAGGTGGGATTGTAATTGACTTTTAAACTAATTTTACATAACCTAGAAAATAAATTATAAAATTATGCCAAGAAACGGATCAGGAACATTTAATAGAATTTACAACTGGACAACAGATGCAGCAAATGGAATTGACATCGAAGCATCAAGAATGGACGGAGAATTTGACGGACTTGCAACAGGTTTATCAAACTCAATAGCAAAAGACGGTCAAACAACAATCACAGCTAACATACCTTTTAATAGTAAGAAAATAACAACATTAGCTAACGGTTCAGCAAGGACTGATTCAATTGCTTTAGGTCAAGTGCAAGATAACTCATTTGGAACTTTAGGAACTCTCGGAGGTTCAGCGGACACCTACACAGCAACGCCATTACCTGCTATCACAGCCTACGCTACAGGATCAGAATTTAACCTAAAAGTTAATGTAGATAATACAGGAGCATCAACTTTAAATGTTAGTGCGGTAGCAGCTAAAAACATTAAAAAATATGATGGAGCAGGTTCTAAGATAGACTTAGAAGCAGGAGATTTACAGCAAGATCAATATTATAAAGTTATTTATGATGGAACTGATTTTGTTTTAATAGGTAAGAATCCAGTAACAACATCAACAACATCAACAGCTGGTCAATCATTATTACCAAATTCAATAACAATTTCAAATGGTACAGATGCAGATCATGATATTGATTTTACGGCTGGTAATTTTAATTTTGACGATGGTTCAGGTCAAGCGGTAGCAACAGCATTAACAAAGCAGATTGATGCGGCTTGGGTAGCAGGAGATAATGCGGGGGGTTTATTTACTGGCTCAGTTGCGGCGGATACATTTTACTATTGCTTTGTTATTAAAAATTTAAGCACTGGAGTTATAGATGCAGGATTTGATCCTAGTTATTCAAGTCCCACACTTCCTAGCGGATATACTAAAAAAGCTTATAGAGGAGCGATACTTACTGATGGATCAGGAAATATTAAAAATGGTAGCTACACTTTTTTTAATGGCGGTTACAGGTTTATATATAGCACAGCTGTACTAAATTACTCAGCGATAACTCCTGCATATAATACTTATAATATTACTTGTCCACCATTTTCTTTAGCTCTCATTGATGGAGATTTAGCTAATAGCTCAACAGCTTCTTATACAAAATTTCAGGTAGGTTCTACAATAGAAGGTGACGGTATTTTTTCTGGAGTTATATCAAACACAGTAGCATCAAGAAGCGCTATAACACCACCTTTTCCAATAAAGGTAGATTCTAATTCACAAATAAAATTTGGATATGTTGACGGAATACAATGCTCTTACTCCCTTTATATTAACGGTTGGATCGAATATTTATAATTATGATATATTTAAAAAACAAACAAACAAATGAAATTAAAACTTTTGAAGTAGGTAATTATCTACAATTAAGTAAAAACATTAGAGATCAATATGTTGAGGCAACTCAAAAAGAAATTGATACTTATTTATTGCAAGAAGCTAAAAATAGTAAAACAACAGAAATACAAACAGCTAAAGAAATAGATTTATATTTAAATGTTAGCTATAACAATAAAGATTTTATATCTAGCGAAAAAGCAGTAAGTAATATGACTGGAGCAATAATATTAGATCAAGATAGTTATAGTTGGTTAGACGCTTATGGTAATTCAGTTACAATGACAGTAAATGATTTAAGAAGCCTTGTAGGTATAATTGCAACACAAAGAAGTTTAGTGTATAACAAAGAAGCTACTAAAATAAAAGAAATAAATGACGCACAGACAATAGAAGAAGTCAATCTAATAGATTGGAATTTGTCTTTTGCTACTAGCCCTGGCTTTGTTAGTGGTGTAATAGATTCGTAATAATTTGGTTAAATTTGAATAAATAAGGATGAGTACATATAAAAAAGTTATAGACAGTGCAGAATCTGGAGCAGAGTTTTTATTTAACAGTAATAAAAATGAAAAATTAAAATTTAAAATAGTTGGTACTCCGTCTTCTAATATAAAATTATTTATTCAAGATACTAACACGGTTGATAAAGACCCAACTATGAGAATAAAAGCAATGTGTTCAAATTGGAATGGTGCATCTGTTGCTATACAATTTAAAACAAATCACTTAGACGATGATTACAGTAATACTGGCGATGTCTTTACTAAAGATGAAGTAGCAACAATATTATTTTAAAATGGGAATATTAAGCAAAGGAATTACAGAATCGCAATTATCAGCACAGATTTTAATAAGTGGTGAGGTAGAATATTTTTCTCAATTACCCCCTGCTATAAATAGCACAAACGATATTTATATTGTTTTAAAAGATTCTGGAGTTGCTTTTATTAATAAAAAACACGCAGGGGTCTATTATAGCGATGGGTCAAGCTGGTTAAGGTTAGGAGATTTAACAAATATGTTAAAGTCAACTGATGTAATTAATGATTTAGTTTCAACTAACATAGACAAACCACTATCAGCAAATCAAGGTAAATTATTGCAAGATACAAAATTAGCAGATGTAATAGAAGATATAACCCCGCAACTGGGAGGTGATTTAGATTTA